CCCCCCCACATAGTTCGAACAAACAACTTATCCATGAATTAATCATTTATGGGAAAATCAACTTGGATGTGTTACTCCTCATCATCATCCGATGATTCATCATCAGTGAACAAACCTTCGATTGTTTCTATGTTGTAAGGTGAGTGAACAAAGGATAACAATTTCAATGGTTTGACATTAACTGGATCAAGGTTCTTGATCACTGACTCAATTCGTTCTTTGTCCTTGCCAGTCACATCAACTATGGTTTGTATTATGAGTGTGTAAAGGTCTTGCAAGTAATCATTGTCAATTGTTGTACCAGTCTGTTTTAAGTTCCTTATGTAACAAGCATATTCTGGCAGATCTCTCTTTGATTCGTTCGAAATGTTGCCGTATTTGAATGGATAATTGAGTATTCTTGTTTGCATTGATGTGCTCTTTAATAGGTTGTGCACTGAATATGTGTTTGCAAGTTTCTTCTTCTTTGGAGCACCGAGTGACCTAATTAAGACACCAAAGCCTTCTAGATTCTCAAGCTCTGACCTCAGATCCCCTATTTCATTGATTCCTGTCACAGGTGAACCCTCGACTTCATCTGCCCAGCTAGATATGGGATCTGCCTGTAGACTAGTGAGATCTGCATAATCGGACTTGTTTAAGCTATAGAAAAGATCAAATATTGACTGTGATGATGACTCTAGATCCTTGGTGTTGTTGAGGTTTACATTGCTAGTGTATGGGTCAGAATACAGCCCTTCTGTGAGAAAGTCATCATCTGGCATGTCCTCATTCATCAGTTCAGATATTTGAAGCTTAATCATGTCTTTTGTTCTAACTATTTGACTGTAGTTCATGGTCCTAATTATTTCAGCAGATTCTTCTATTGAGAGATCAGGTAATTTTTGGTCGAAAAACCAAGATCTATTTCGGAACAAAAGTTGCAATTTTATTCCTGACAATCTCAAGGTTTCCTGACATGTGAAGCTCTTCGGCACTTCAGTCGGGTAATAGTTCCCAGGAACATGCATGATACTGAATGAACTTCCTCTGTATGGGTAGTAGATTAGAGAATGGGATTTGTCTTTGTTGATTTCCCATTTAAATTTGCCGGAAATCATGCTATTTATGGTGCTGTTGATATAATTATCATTGACCCTGCAGATGAGTTTCTTGCCCCAAGAATCTCGAGTGGTGCTCAACTTGATTCCTCGATTGAGAACATAATCGCCTGGCCTGATCCTATCCTCTAGGAAAAACATGTCGTACGTGACACCTTCTAGTGATTTACACAGTAACTTGAGTGCATCATTAAAATCTCTGGGATTCTGGACAGATCTGAACTCTAGATATTTGCCACTCTTATCTTCAACATAATCAAAACATTCTTGTATATAACATACTCTGACTCTCAGATCTCCTGTCCACTTGCCGGCAGTTTTTTTCTGCTCTTTAATATACCCAAATATAAACACATTCCAGTCTAATAATTTTTTAACAAATTCATGTTTGTTTAGCACCCTACCAGCTAAGAATGTTATTAATTTCCTCATCTGTATAGAGTAACCACTAATTTTCTTGATTGATCGGATCATGGATGTCAGCATTGAAAAGATTGAGACATTGGCCACCTTCATGTCATGCAATGGGTCAGCCTCTGAGAATAGATCCTGAAGATCCAGCATTGACAAATTAAAACAAAATTTCATGAACTCATCCTTCGAACCTCTGGTGGCATCAGGTCTGATCTCATTTATAGTGTCGATACCATCTACATTGAAAGTCATGTTTCTCATGTGATTGAATTTCTTCAATACTTTCACTGTTGTTGGAAAGCTACCAGTGTTAGGACCTGTAGCGAACACCTGCATAGTTCTTGAATTAGATAACTTGTGGGTTCGCATTATGTAGTGCAAAACTTCGAGGGGCTTCTGGTTGCTCTCATTACAACCTTCAACAAATTTGTCAATGCTAGACATATCATATGGGATAAATTTCTTCATTTCCTCCACATCCTCAACTTTCGCCTCGTCTGAAAGACCCAACATGGACTCTATGATCTGCTTTATCGAGGATGTGTACTGGTAATTATAGTTATTTATGACCCATGTCCTGACAGCTTGAGACAGAACTTTGCGTGTTAATGTTCCCGATGAAAATTTCTTCACCATGGATATGCAAGAGTCATAAGTCTGATGTTGAGGGAAGAGCATACCTTTCAATTTTTGGAAGTCAAGTGGTTTGCTCTGTTCGTAGACGGCTTTCAGGTAGTTTGCATATGTGGTTCTCACTTTATTGTATATAGTTGCATCAATCATTGCCATCTGTTCAAACGAAAACAATTCTTTTGTTTCGGTCTGGATAAGGTCCCATGCATTGGCAGATTCAAAAGCAGCAATCCGGCCAAGATATATGGCTGGTGATGTCCGCCTAAGACTTTCAGAGGCTCCCATCGTGTAAAGTTTTGAAGCGATGGTTGTCCTCGTTTCTTCCTTTCCTTGCGGGCCTCGTATGAGCATTAGAGGAGTCTTCTCCAATTGACTGATGATTTCTTCAGGCTCTAGACCGAGTCTTTCCCTCATATTGACCAATTGTTTGACAGCTCCTCTTGATATTCTGGTGATAGATTTCTTCAGGACACCATCTTTGTCAGATATCAAGGCTTGTTCAAAATTCATGTTGGTGCTATATAACATTGAGAAAATTTTTGGATCATGTCTGTCATCATTGAATATTCTATAATTGTAATATTCCGGTCCTAGAGTTTCTTGTATGTCACAGTCATATTGTGGATAAACACCCAAGTCAAAAGGAATGAGATCACGCTGTATGCTCAACAGTTCACTGGGATCATTGGTCATCTCAGGTCCTGTTCTGAAAACTTCATAAAAATGTTGCTCATTGAGTTTGTGGGCCAGGGCGCAAAGCATGCTTGATCCACCATTCTCTCTTAACTGTCTAATCCTTGAATAAGATTCGTGAACAAATGTTGTGCAGGAATCAGTAGAAATCATATCAACAGCAGCCAGTGTGAATTTTATCAATGGGGACAGCACTTCAAGGTTGCACATAAATGCCGAATTCAGTTCGTACATGATGAGTCCAGATGCCGACTTGACAGAACACTCCATAGCATGCAATCTCTCGCTGACCTCAGTAACCCTTCCAAAAAGCCTTGCCTGAGCCATCCCATCGTGTTTAGTCAGGTCGACACATATTAGTTCTCCTACATCATCAGAACCAACCTTAGTTCTCCAGGAAATAGCTTTTGTTGTTTGGAGTTTGGACAAGCATCTCATGAACAGTTCATCTCGGAAACTCCTGCATGCCAGTGCTAGTACAGTCGAGTTGTAATGTAAGATGCCTTGACCCATGTTTGATAGATTGACAAAAGTGGTAGAGCCCTCTTTAAGAAATCGGATCTTCTGCTCCTGCATATAAGACTCCTTGTGTTCAATGTCTGGATGCAGCATCCACTGTTTAACTAAATGTTTCGGGAATTCTATTTCTTTCATGCAATGATTGATGAGGGTTGAATTTGCATAATGAGAAAGATCCCCAAGTTGTTCGCTATGGACCTGATAAAATGGTTGGAAAATAGTGGGAATGAATTTCTGACACCAGGTTGACATGTCATGTGAATCCCTTATCATTAGAAGCGGTTTTCCTTTGTCATGTTCAGAAACTAACGATTCATAATCTCCCCTCATCATTATTCGCTTATCCTTGCCCTTGGTCAAGATTTCTCTCTTGTCGGATTTAGAGCACGTTATGCAGATTGTCTCAATAACATTGATGAGTATTCTGCTGACAATGTACAAGATGAGGATTTCCCGGACTCCACCTATTTGATTTTTCTTAAATATCTGTATGAAGACTTTGTACGATATTTGATCCTTGGCAAATTGTTCTACGACGTCTCTACTCATAGTCATCCCCTTATCATTGACTAGTTTGTAAACCAATTCTATGCATTTGGTCCTATTGCCTATTTTCTTTATCTCATCCAAAATAAGTGGATCGACATTCTTTGTGACTTTTTCAACTGATGCCTTGAAGGTTGCAAATTCTGACAGGTTCCTATTTAGGGCTTCATTCAGCTTAGATATGGTACACCAACCAGATGATGGAGACAAGTTGTCTTTATGTTTGTCTTGTAACTTGAAACCTAAGGTGACAGCTCTTCTGCTGAAATAATGGTCCTCTCTATCTTCACCATTTACACATTTCTTGATGTCAGTCTTTGTGTCATGGATTCCCCAGAGATGTTCAAATTTTTCTTCATCTGTCCGATTATTCAACTGGTGTCTCATGCTCTGTTCTAGTTTGAGGATCTTCTTCAATATACTCATTGCATCTTGTGTTTGATTTTGTCTGTCTTTGTTATAACACATACACATATACATCTCATATAAAGAGTATTTGACGGGCACATCATCTCCACTAGTGAAGATTCTAGGCACTGTTCCTATTGCTCCTGTTGTTGTGTCATCAATTTGCCCTGTTTCCTCATCTCTAGACACATTATTAAGAGTTAGCCAATCTGATGTCGGGCAAAAACAGATCTTCTGTAAGCTTCTCTTTGTTCTCTGCAGAATCAATGACTGTAGCACTGAGTTTATCCTCTGAGGGAATTTTGGCAACACCTTTTCAATTTGTCTATCACCTATTGACTTCATGAATGTATACCGAGTTGTCTGGATAGTTGTCGAAGTGGTTTGTTTGTTCTCCAGGTAGACTAAACTCAAAAGAGCATAATTGCCATTATTCATTTCAGTTTTCACAGCTTGGGTCAAATCTGTGTCCTGATTCAGCAGCAACTCAGCTGATGAGACAAAAGAAAGGACCACCCTGTCATAACATCTAGCCCAATGCTTTAGTCTGTCTGTATCCACTGAAAGCCATTTAGACTCATAATGATTACCAACTGATTCCCAGGTTCTTGATAGTTCTGTCTGTACTGAAGCGACGGATGATATTATTTTAATAAAGATCACATTAGATTCTGTCCTCAGCTGTGGGCCAGGAGCAACCAAAAAATAGACATCTCGGCAGCCACTATGACATAGAACGTATTCTCCTTTTGATCTTCTTCTCATTGAGTTTAAGATTATTTCTTTCGAAATCAATTGGTAAAACTTCAAGACAGAGCTTACTCTATTCTTATTAATTCTGTACAAGGATGTGTTCAAATCTCTGTTTATAATTGGGCTGCACCAATCTTCATTCATCGCGACTGGCTCCAAATAATCATTCCCATCAGTTTCTGAGATATCTTTTAATGTCTTGTCGAATAACATAATGTGTGACTCTGATAGACCAATGTGAGTGGGTTCAGACCTTTCAACGGCAATATTTTCTGATTTCAATAGCTTCTTGCGGCCTGGTCCTTGAAGCATCTCTTGCCGGAGTGCTTCAGGATCTATTCTAAGTTTCAATCTGAGACCATCATGATTGCCTGATTTAAGAGAGTCCTTGATCAGATCAGAATAGCCACCCGAGAAGGTTGTAGATTTGAAGGCGGACATTATCGATGATTCTGTTGCACGACCGGTCTCCTTGAAAGAGGTTGGTGCGCCAAGCTGGAGCAGTTTGGGTAACTTAGGAGTGTTTGACTCATGGACAAATGCCTTCTTGAACATTTTCTCTATTGTTGATGGCCTTATTGTAGATTCGGATGGGAATGGCCTATCTGTATATGAGTTGTTCAAAATTGATGATGCCAGATTATCTAGATACTCAGAATCAGTGGTGTAATCAGTTGAGACTACTTTTGGCAGGTTGTCATAAAAATCAGAAAGATACTCTTTACTAAGAGAATGTGCACCAGCTTCTTTAGCTAAAGATTCGATTACCGTCTTGTCAAATTTGAACTTGAAATTGAATGGAGAATCATCCTTCCTGATAAACTTTTTGCATGAGGGAGTTGAATGTATGACTATGAGATTCTCAACTGTTCTAGTGAACAAGTCAACGGCCTTTGTTGGTATAGATGGCAGAGAATCACGCCACTCAGAGTCTGAGATATCAACAACAATCACATTGAATTCCGTCCTTTTGTAATTCTCATTTAAAAATCTGATCAGCTCTGAGTACTTTTCATTTTTTCTTTTGATTGCAAAAGATGGATCATGCGAAACTGTTACTTCATGTATTGTGAGAATATGGTCTGAATCATGGAATAAGTCTGGAGTTAGTTTGTTCAATCGCTCGTCATTGGAAATCAATTTGACCTTTGACAGGGTAAACAGATCACTGTATTCTTGTTCTTCTATGATACCAAGACAGATTATGTCATGCATCACCCTCCTATAATCATCGTACTGCTGTTGGGTCTTCGGAACATAACCATCGACTGTACCTTTGAGGAAGTTGAATAGAGTTGACTCAACACCAACTCGAGTTGACACAATAGTAGAATAATCCATTGTTTTGAGATAAAGTGGGGGTGCTTTGTGTTATC